CAGGCATGGGTCAATGCAATTAATGAGTTGGGTGTTAAGGCATGAGGTGGTCTTTGCCAGACCACACTTGCCCGCGATGCTTAGGGGGGGTTCCGACCCCCTCTGAGCGTGGCAAATATCCTGGGGCAATTAGTCGCACGGATAATGTTACCGAAGTATGCAGTGAGTGTGGGGTGAGAGAAGCCTTAGAAGTATTCACTTCAACACTTACGCAACAAGATGATTGGGCATCCCATGTGCCTGATGATTTAGTCAAACTGTTTGCTCACCCTAACGGTTAGGAGAATGGTAATGGAAAACAATTCCACTGTTACTACCAAGGCAATATGCCCTGACTGCAAGGGCCATGGTGGCACGTGGAATGGAGTAACAGACTACGTTGAGTGCACTCACTGTGACGGGTGGGGTCATCTTCTTGTTGACAAATGTGCTGAATGTGATCGAATCTTTGATCACACTAATGAAATTGACCATGCCGAATGGTTATACGGACACGACTGTGAGGTTGAATAATGGATAAGAACATTGTTGGTTATGTAGATGCTGGGGAATATGAAAATGCTCAGCAGGCATACGATGATTCAGAGGGATGGGTTAGATGTATTGAACATACAAAAGAACTCATTCTTGATGAGTTTCAAAAGTTATCCGATGAGTACGACGAAACACATGATGAGTACAGACCCAAAGACTTACTTGCATGGGTGTTGGCTCGTTATAAAGGTATGGATGGCCTCTTTGAAATCACAAAAGATATGGTTACCGAAGATGGACATGTTCAATGCTACGAGTGTTACGACGCTTGGACTGAGGACTTGTATAAACAATCTATGAGTGATGCTGTAGCACGATGGGAGGATAGGTATGGCCGCTAACTACGACGCATGGCTTGAACAACCATTTCAAGACGCATGCAAGGCATCAGATGATTACGACACTGCTTGTGAGATGTTTGCAGATAGTGATTCGTATTGGGAAGCCTATGAGGAATGGGCTAGCCCTTTACTCAAGGCAGATGTTCATTGCAGTACTGAAGTTTGGGAGGGTACTGCTGACTACGAACAATCTGTTGGGGCCTTTTGGACAAGTTATACCGAGCCACCCGACCCGCCCGAGGATAGGGAATACAGAACAAGGGGATGGGGCTGATGGCTGAGCCAACAACACAACAGAAAAACCTTATCAAAAGGTTATGGAAAGAACACCAATCTCAATTAGATGGTGACGAGTACAGCAATATCAAAGCAATGCTACCCATTGAAAGTTCAGCCAAGGCAAGTGCTGTTATCAGGGCACTGTTAGCAATGCCAACTAACCCAGATGTTTTAGCATCGCAAGAAGTAATCGTAACCCAGCTAAGAGACGTCGTTAGTTCTCTTGAACATTGGGAGCTTACCTTTGCTAATAGCATCATATCTATACACAGTGATGCTCGAGCGTTAAGTCAAAAACAAGTAGATGCTGTGAAACGCATTGTTAAACGGCAAGCAGGACGAGCCAAGGTTGCAACCGTGGCCGCGTCTAACGATTAGGAGGTATAACATGCCAAACTGGTGTGAAAACGAGTTAACCATAACCGGAAACGTCTTATCTATTTTAGATATCAAGTTTAAGGTAATCAACGACCCTGAAAAAGGATTGCTTGAAGTACTTCACCCAACGCCTAAACAATTGGTTGAAAACAATGTTGAGGTGTACACCAATAACTCTGATGACATAGAAGAGAAAATGATGCAACGATTCCGTAACAAGGCAAAAACTGGTTACGAGTCATGGTATGACTGGGCTCTTGCTGAATGGGGCACCAAGTGGGGTGACTCTTCAACCCACATGACTGAAGAAGGCGACAACACCCTCCACTTTTACTTTGAAACAGCGTGGTCACCTCCTGTTGAGGGAATCATCAACATATCTAAGAAGTATCCAATGCTTACCTTTGTTATGACCTTTAGAGAAGGTGGCATGGGTTTTGCTGGTGCTGTGGGTATTAGTAACGGAAAAGTAGTCCATGAGTCAAATGGGAAATGGCCAGATGACAACGAAATTACATATAACGAAGATGATCCTGAGTTGTATTACAGCCTGCTTGAAGAGCATATAAATAACATGCTAGACGAGTGCAAGAAAGAAGTAGAAGAAAAGTGCAAAGCATCCAATTAACACCTAAAAAATACGCAATGATGAGGTACATCTACCAGCTAGTAACGCTGTATCTCTTTGGTAGCCTAACGGTTAGTGGCAGTAACAATTTGATTAGGGTTATGGCATTAGTCATGTTTCTAGTAGCCCTGGGAAATCTTGTTGTGTCCACCATGTATATGCAATGGCGAGCAAAACAAAATTGGTCAACCGAAGTTGACTTAGAGTCCGACGATTGGAACGATTGGCGATAAGTTGTTATGAACCACCACTACAAGGAGAACCACCATGGAATTAGACGAGATGTTGTTCGGCGTCCCTGCAAAGGTGTTGCCATCAATAACCCATCTTCCACCGTTATCAATTGGGTTGTTACCTCACCAAGAGGAAGCAGTTAGGTTTGTATTAGAAAAGGGTAGTGCTTACCTTGCCCTTGATATGGGGTTAGGTAAGACAGCAACTGCCATCTCAGTAATTGCTGCTGCTAAGACTGTTGGGGAATCCCCAGCGTTAGTAATAGTCCCTCCATCACTTAGACATACTTGGCAAGAAGAGATCAAGAAGTTTGCTCCGTTCCTTACTGTAGAAGTTCTCAAAGGAATGAAGACCCACAAGCTTAAGCCTGCTGATGTGTACATCATTGGTGATGCCACCGTTGATGCTTGGACACAATTGCCTACTGAAGATCCTTTTACTCTAATAGGTAAGATCAAGACACTAGTTGTTGATGAGGCCCACCGTGAGAAGACACCATCTTCAAGCAGAACCAGGGCTGTCATACGTTTGGCATCCACCATCACTAACTACCGTGTCCTTATGTCAGGTACACCTACGCCTAATGGGCGTAACCAAGAGATGGGTTCTCAGTTAGACATCCTTGGTGATGACGCATGGGCCGCAATTGGTGGTAAGGGTAAGTTCTATACCTATTACTGTCCTGTGTTGAGGGATGACAATGGCAAACTTAATAAGTTTGGTAAGCGTGCCAATAATGATTCATTGGGATTAAACGCCGCGATGATCGAGAACTTCATGATGCGCAAGCGTCGGTTTGAGGTTCTTGATCTCCCTAGTAAGGGGCGTACTTCTATTCATATTGAGGGGCAAGGTAAGGCTGTCAAAGATTACCTACTAGCAGAAGAAAGCCTTGTCGCTTACTTAGCAGGTGAGGGTAAGGACTGGCGTGCGGCGGCACGTAATGAAGCCTTGGTCAAACTAACAACCATGCGAAAGCTTGCAGGTGTATGTAAGGCTAAGGGAATCATTGACCGTACTAAGGAATTACTTAATGACACGTTGCCTAAGGGCCACGGTGTCTTTATCGTTGCCGAGCATCATGACCTTATGGATAAGTTACGCATAGGGTTAGAGAAGTATGGAGTTGTTGCATTCAACGGGCTTATGGATGACGAAGAAAAGAAAGATGCCGTTAAAGCTTTTACAAGCGGTAAGGCAAGGGTCTTGGTCGGACAAATAATGTCAGTTGGAGTTGGCCTTACGCTCCACGGAGATGGTATTAACCATCATGTTCTTGTTGCACAGTTACCTTGGTCACCTGCGGCGCTTATGCAAGCAGAGGATCGGTTACATCGGATAGGTCAGACTAACGATGTAGATGTAGAGATATGTGTAGCAAGTATTAATGGCTCATGGACGATTGACGAACGACTATGGGCCATATTAGAGAACAAGGCCTTTTCATCAGGAGAGATCATTGATGGCAAGGGTGAGTTTTTATTAGAAGAGGTACAAGATGGCATCATCGACAGTTACCGCTAACAGTTAGGAGGCATCATGCCAATTATCAAATCATCACGTGCTGGTGGCGACATCACCGTGGTCATATTCACCGACGAAGAAGTGACAGCATTAGTCAATCTTCTTGAGTCGGTTCGGTTTGACTACGACGACGACACCGTTAACTCTTCCATTGATATTTTGGAGGAGTTAGTTTATGGTTTAGGGATCAACGTTAAACCGTTGTGACTTAAGTCACTAATAAAAAAACACTTTATGTGTTCTTATACCTATAACATAAAAAACAAACAACACCAAGGAGAACCACCATGGTTTCAGCAAGAGCCCTCTTTGAGGGCATGGAAGTTATCGTCACTTCAGGACCCTATAAGGGTATGACGGGTAAGGTAATTGACCCGACAGTATTTCCTGATGGCCACAAGGATCAGCGCAAGATGCGTATTGATATCTCGGGCATTGGCGAGACACTAATTATCCCTAAGCAATTAGATATCGCAGGAGCAATACGTAAGCTTGCGGTAATGCCGATTGCCCCAGTGCCCACGTCAACCGTGGTCGTGTCCAAGACTCAGATTGAATCTTTGGATGACCCAGCACTTGATAGGTTCCGACCTAATCGTCCTGGCTTATTGAGTAAGTATGTATCACGCAAGTTGCCAGGTGGCGTAACCGATATTGATGCCTTGCTGTCTTATTGGGGTGACAGGCCCGAGGGTTATGCAACGTCTGTTGGCCTTGTTGGTGACACAGCATCAGGTAAGACAATGCTTGTTGATGTTATGGCGTATAAGGTTAGTGAGAAGATGGGGCTTAAGAAGCCTCTGCCTGTGCTAACTCTCTCTGGCACCAATGCCATTACCGACCACGATATGTTTGGTCAGTACCGTCCTGATGAGAACGGTAGTTTGGTATGGATGGAGGGCGTTGTAGCTCTGGCAGCCAGACTAGGTGGCATCCTCTACTTAGATGAGGTTAACGCTATGCCTGGTAACGTAACGGCTGGGTTACACCCACTGTTAGACGACCGACATCAATTTGTCAATATTCGTAAGCCGGTTGACGACGGCCATGGTGGCAAGATGCCCGAAGTAGTTACAGCCAGTAAGGACTTATGGGTCTTAGCCACTTATAACCCTGGTTATGCTGGTATGTCTAAGACTAACGAGGCCTTTGCCGCTCGATTCACTTGGTTACCTTGGGACTACGACGAGGATGTTGAGTCAAAGCTTGTTAAGTCTCCAGCAATTAGGTTGATGGGTAAGGCATTGCGTACTGCTAGAGATACACGTGCAATCACTACGCCAATCGGTACTAGCGCCTTACAGCGACTAGAGCGTGATGTTGCAATGTTGGGTGTGGAGTTTTCACTGTGGGCGTTCTGTGGGCGCTTTACCAACAAGAGTGAGCGAGTCATTGTTGAGACATTGATTGAAGATAGAAGTATCAGGTTGATGTTAAACACTGAAGTTTCTGAGTCAAAGTAACTAACGGTTAGGAGAACCTTATGGATTACGATGTATTTGATAGTGATGAAGACAACGAAGAGATTGAGCATTTTTATACAACTCTTTCTAAGAAAGAATTAGCCAATGCTCGTTCACGTTTGCGTGGAAAACTTAAGCGAGACACTGAGAGTTCAAAAAGCAATGCAACAAAAATGGCGAGTTACATTCTTAATCAATCAAAAATGTCTAGCATGCCTGGTCATAGCAAGGACATGGAAGACCGCCGCAAAGGTTCTGCATTAGCAGTTGGTGTAAGTAACCTGTCTAAGACGGTGTTACAAAGCTTAGGAATTAACATTCCAGTAAGGGTTACCACGACGCGGGGAATGCATCATCCACCTGCTAGTGGTCATACAGATTTCAAATCAATGACTGTACATGTCAACCCAACGGTGTATAAAGAACATGATGAAAATGCTGTTGCTGAACTAATACATTTAGTTAAGGGTGTCATGTACCACGAAGGTGGTCACAACTTGTGGACAATCCCATACGCTGGTCTTGTCCTAAAGGTGAACAAAGTCAAAGAGAAATCAGTATTGACAATGGAAGAGTTTGGCGAAGAAGTTGGCAGAAGTATTGACGTTGTAGATTTACACAGGGCTTGGAACATCCTTGAAGATCAACGTATGGAAACTGCCATGTGCGCTACCTCTCCAGTAATGGCTAAGTACTTTACTACCTTGGTGTTAAAGGTGGTGCTTAACTACGACAACGTTGGTGCTAATTGGCCTTACATCGTTGGCAGAACATACCTACCTAAGAATGTTCGCCTAATGATTAGGACCGAGGCAGAAAAACATAAATACGCATACTTGATTGAGCGTATCAATGAGTGTGTTATGCGTTACCGCAGATCAACTGATTATCGTGAGATGTTTGAGTGTGTCATTGAATTTTGTCAATACCTTAAGCTTTGGGGTGTGGGTGGTTCTTCTACGGATTACCACGACAACTGGTCAACCTACGAAGGAACTTCTATAAAACCATCTGATATCCCATCTCCTGGTGATTACGAATTAGAAAAACCTAGTAGTGATGGTGACAGTGGTAAGGCAAAAATCAATGTAATAACTGACTCTGGTGATAGTGCTCAAGAGTCATCAGAAACACATGAGCCTAGTGACAACAGTAAGGACGGGGCATCTGATAGTAAGAGCCGCAGTGCTCCGTCTTCTAATAAATCATTGAAAGAACTTGCTGATGAAGAAGTTAAGAACAACATAGACAGTGTGCCCACTGATGAGGTTCACGAGTTCATGTCAAATATCAATGAAATTCTTTCTGAAGAAGTACTACCTGACGAAAGTCTTAACACCATGAGCCCATCTGAAATAGCAGACACAAAGCAAGTTTGCAATGGAATGATAAATACCCTTGAGCAGTTGGTGGTACAGATTGATCCTGCATGGCAATTCAGATTAGAAGAAGGGGTGCTTGACCCAACAACATTCATGACTAAAGATATTGGTGATACCGATTACTGGTCAGGGCTTGATGGTATTGGTGCTAACGGACATAACCTAGCGGTGTCTGTACTGCTTGATTCATCGGGATCAATGGGTGGGCTAATGGAATCCTTATCTGTTGCTGCTATGGGTATTAGAAAAGCATGTGAGTACTTAGACATCCCATGTACCGTAACAACCTTTAATGATGATGTGCGTATGA